CCAAAAATGCCTGATTTTAAGGTTTCAACTGAATATTATAGTGTTGAAAATGGTTTTGAGCGTCTTGGAATGGGTAGAGAGGACGAATATTTCTGGAAAACAGCAAAAGAGCGCAAAATTGAAGAAGAAAAACCAGAAGATATGTACAAATCACAAGAAGGAAGGCATTCAGATCTAATTGGTTAAATTTTAGACACCTAATAAATAGCAAAAAAGGAAAAATATGAGTACCGAACACGATTTTTTGGATAATTTAGCTAATCAGCAGCATCAAAAGATGCTGCGTGAGATTTCAAATGATGATTTAACACCAAAAAAGAGAAAACTTCATCAAGAAGGTGAGATTTTTTCTAATGAAAGTGATCCTGAACCACTTTACGAATAAAGAATTGAGAAAATCCTTGATAAATAATACATAATTGCCGTATTGTTGTGCCTTTAGAAAGGATAAGTCAAGGATTTAAAGATATTAGTATGTCTTTTCAGACTAATCCTCTGACAAGTGATCTAATTGCGATGAAAAATGAAAATGCAATCGCAAGATCAGTAAAAAACATTGTTTTTACGAATCCTGGAGAGAAATTTTTCAATCCAAGGTTTGGATCTCGTATTACTGATTCACTTTTTGAAAATGCGGATGAATTGACAGCTATTGAAATTTCAACTCAGATTGAAGAATCTATCAATAGGTATGAACCAAGAGTTAAATTAAAATCTGTAGATGCAAATGCCAATATTGATGGCAATGCATTTGATGTAGTTATCATATATGACATTATAGGAGCTGATATTCCACCACAACAATTAGAATTCGTATTGCAACCAACAAGGTAAAATGTCACTAGTAAATTTTACAAATTTAGACTTTGAGGACGTTAAAACTACTCTCAAAGAATATTTAAAGTCAAATTCCAATTTTACGGACTATGACTTTGAAGGTTCTAACTTGTCAACCATTCTAGATGTATTAGCATACAATACGTATATTACTTCGTACAATGCTAATATGGTAGCAAACGAAGTTTTCATTGATACGGCAACTTTAAGAGAAAACGTAGTTGCATTAGCAAGAAATATTGGATATACCCCTAGATCAAGAAAGGCATCAACTTCTGCAGTATCATTTATTGTTGACGCATCTAACATAACACCTAAACCAGCGTCTATAACGCTCCGTAAGGGCACTGTAGCGGCGTCTAGAGGCGTCTTTGGTGGTTCTAGTGGGTCTTTCTGTGTTTTAGATGATATAACCGTTCCTGTGGTCAATGGAATCGCTGCTTTTAACGAAATTCCTATCTATGAAGGAACAGTTGTAGAGAAAAACTTTACTTATAGTTCTAGAAACCCTCAACAGAAGTTTATTTTACCAAATTCAGGGATTGACACTGATTTAATTAGAGTTGGTGTTAAGAATAATGCATCTTCAACAGCAACAGTGAAGTATTCCTTGCAGGATAACTTATTTTACGTTGGTTCTGAATCAAAGGTCTACTTCTTACAAGAGGTAGCAGACGAAAGATATGAATTGTTCTTTGGTGATGGAGTTTTTGGTAAAAAACTTGATGATCAAAACTACATTACAGCTACTTACCTAGTAACTAATGGAGATTCTGGAAATGGATACTCTCAATTTGCTTTTAATGGTAGATTGACCTATGTAAGAGATGGAAATGAATATACAGTTACAGATGGAATATCACTTTTAACACCTGAATACACTTCTAGGGGCGGATCATCAATTGAAGAAGTTGAATCTGTTAGAAAATATGCACCAAAGATTTATGCGACTCAAAATCGTGCAGTAACTGCAGACGATTATGAAACATTGATTCCTTCAAAGATATATCCAGATACAGAGTCTATTTCTGTGTTTGGTGGAGAAGAGTTAATCCCACCACAGTATGGAAAAGTTTTCATTAGTATTAAACCTAGATTTGGAGATTTTCTTCCAAATTTAATCAAAGATAATATTAAACTAAAATTAAAAAAATATGCAGTAGCAGGTGTTGTACCTGAAATCTTAGATCTTAAATATCTTTTCCTCGAAGTAAGTTCAAGAGTCTATTACAACACAAATTTAGCTCCATCAGCAGCTGAAGTTTCAACTGTAATTTCTAATAATGCTTCTAAGTATGCAGATTCTACTGAATTAAATAAGTATGGCGCTCGATTTAAGTACAGTAAATTCTTAAAAGTAGTTGATGATAGTCATGAAGCAGTAACATCAAATATTACTGTTGTAAAGATGAGGAGAGATTTGAGAGTTGTGCCCAATGCACTTGCAGAATATCAAATTGGATTTGGCAATCAATTCTATATTTCAAGTATGGATGGATATAATATAAAATCCAGTGCATTTAGAGTTTCTGGAATTGCTGAGAACGTTTATCTTAGTGATATACCAAATTCAGATAGACAAACTGGAACTCTATTTTTCTTTACTGTACCTAATGCAGGATCTCAAAGTCCATCAATTATACGATCTAACGTAGGAACTATTGACTATGTGAATGGTATTATAACCATCAATGCAATTAGCATTATTGCAGGGATGGAAAAAGATAACCAGCAGGTTGTAGAAATTCAGGCAACACCATTATCAAATGATGTTGTTGGATTACAGGACCTTTATTTGCAACTAGATACTAGTAATAGTACATTTGAAATGGTATCAGACGAAATCGCATCAGGACTCGATCCATCAGCATCAAACTACATTGTTTCTTCTTCGTATGCAGAAGGCAATTTGGTTCGTGCGGGTGGTCCTGACAATGTTGTAACTACTGTAGCAAACACCACAGTGGCTACAACAACTTCCACTAATAGTTCTTTTGCTGGTACATCTGGTACAACCTCAGGAACTTCTGGTGGTTCATCAACACCTTCGGGTTCAGGCAGCGGTTATTAATTCAGAGATATAGAAAAAAATGGCAGAAACAAGAATCAAGTTTAGCAGCATCGTCAAGAACCAGCTCCCAACTTATGTTGAGAATGAGTTTCCTCTTATCTCTGAATTTTTAAAACAATATTATATTGGTCAAGAGTATAAAAGTGGTCCTGTTGATTTAATACAAAATATTGATCAATATGTAAAAGTTGACGAGCAGACTAATTTAAATCATGAAGTAATTCTGAGTGGAGATATTGATGAATTTGCAACAACAATAAATGTAAATACTACAACAGATAAGTTTCCAGATTCTTATGGTCTTCTGAGAATAGGTGATGAGGTCATAACTTACACAGGAAAAACAGAACTTTCTTTTACTGGATGTATTAGAGGATTTGTTGGAACAACATCGTATAAATCAGATTCTAATCAAGGGGAACTTGTCTTTAGTTCTAATTCTGCTGCTGAACACACTGATGGCGCAACTATTGAAAATTTAAGTTGTCTTTTCCTAAAAGAATTTTTAAATAAAACCAAGATTCAAATTTTACCAGGATTATCAGATAGACCTCTGGCATCTAATTTGAACCAGAATGTTTTTATAAAACAAGCAAAAGATTTTTACACAAGTAAAGGGACAGACGAGTCTTATAAGATTTTATTTAAATCTCTCTATGGTGTAAATGTTGAAATAACAAAACCAAGAGATTATCTATTTACGCCTTCAAATGCCAACAATTTAGTAACTTCTAATTTTTTAGTAGAATCGATCGACGGTAATCCTTCAGAATTAGAAAGTAGAACTTTATTTCAAGGAGATAATGAAGAAACTTATACTTCAATATATGATATTGAGAAGGTAAGTGCAGGATCTAAAGATTTTTATAAACTTTCTTTTGATAATGGATATAATAGAGATTCTAGATCTCTTGGATCGACTATAGGAACATTTAAGGTAGCTCCAAAAACTCACATAATTGGAAATGTTTCTGCTGGATCCACCTTTATTGATGTAGACTCTACAATAGGGTTTCCTGAGTCTGGAGAACTTTATGTAAAATATCCAAATGCGACTGTCAACCAAACAGGTATTGTTTCTTATACATCTAAAACAATAACACAATTTTTGGATTGTAGTTTAATCACAGATACTTTAGTTGATGGAGATACTCTAAGCACGGAAGACTTCGCTTCAGTCAAACCTTCCGATGGTGAAATTTCAGTTCGTCTTACGTCGGTTTTATCTGGATTTTCAAAGCAAGACGGTATATTTGATTATAAAGCAGAAGATGGATTTAATATAAAAACTCTTGGTATTGAAGATAGTTCATTTAAATTTAAAAACTGGATGTATAATAATCCAGTTAAATATGCGATCAATAAAATTGAATTGATTAGTAATGTTTCACCAAAAACTTACAAATTAACTTTAAACAAAGAAAATTACTTATCTCTTGGAGATTTTGTAAAAATTGAGGCTATAACTGGAGCAGAATCTCACAATGCAGAAGTTCTTGATATTATTACTGATAAAGTTGTAGTAATTAAAACTACAGGGACTATTACTGTTGCAGCAACATATACTTTACTAAAGCAATTAAGGAAAGCACAGTCTACAACTATTCCAACAATTGCTAAATTTCATGCAAACATTCAAAATATCTATAAAAAACAATATGGTGATTCGCTTTTAGTTGCATCAAACTCTTTACCTTCATATAAAAATGTACCTATTACTGCAAAAAAATCTATTAAAACTTTTAGCGGTACATTTGCTGGAGAAATTTTTACCATAAATGATCATGGGTTCTATACGGGAGAATCTGTATATTATACTCCACAGAGAACTCAAACAACTGTTACAATTGATGGGCAAGATATAATTGAAACTTCTGTTCAATCTTCTTTGTTTGGTGGAGACGATGGTGGTGAGGGAGTATACTATATTTTCAGAGTAGATAATAATAACATAAAATTAGCAAAATCCTCAGCTAATGTATATACATCTAATTTTTTAAATATATCAACGACCACAGTTTCTTCTAACACTATAGAATTATTAGAAACAAAGGGCAGACCTATAGACTCACAAAAACTTTATAGAGAAGTTTCTACTCCAATTAATAATGATGTTGAAGTTGAAACTGCGCCAGGAGCTACTGGAATTTTAGTTAATGGTGTTGAGATTTTAAATTATAAGTCGAAAGATATAATTCATACTGGAAAAATAGAAAAAATTGATGTTTCTTCTCCAGGAAACGGATTTGATGTAATCAATCCACCAGAATTATCCATATCGGATCCTGTTGGAACTGGTGCGACTGGATTTATTGCTGTTAGTGGAACTTTAAGAGAAATACAACTTATTAACAGAGGATTTGATTTTACAGAAACTCCTACAGTCACAATAACAGGAGGAAATGGAGTTAATGCTAGGGCATTAGTAAATACAAAATTAATTTCCCATTCTGCACAATTTTTCTCAGATATACAATCTAATAAAATTGCATTAGGTGCTGCAGATTCTACCATTGGATTCTCTACATATCATAAATTCAGAAACGGAGAACAAGTAGTATACAAACCAAATTCGCAACAAGTAGTTGGTGGATTATCCACTAGTGCAACATATTTTGCAGAAGTTGTTGATGCTACTACAATTAAATTGCACAATACTTTAAAGCAAGCAATTGTTGGCATCAATACCGTTGTTTTATCTTCTTATGGTACTGGAAAACATACTTTAGAGTGTGTGTTAGGAAAAAATATCATTGATTCAATTAATATTGTTGATAATGGAATTGGTTATGAGAATAAAAAGAGAACTGTTGTTTCCGCAGGAATTAACACTTCATCAGATAGTATTACAATAAAAAATCATGACTATAAGTCAGGTGAGATTGTAAAATATTCTGCTGGTTCTGGGGTTATTGGTGGATTAACCGATTCAACTGAATATTATATTACATCAATTACGGATGATGAGTTTAAATTGTCAGAATGTGGTCCAACTGATGATAAATCTTTCTTCTATAGAACAAAGCAATATGTAGATCTGACTAGTATTGGTACTGGAACTCAGATTTTTAACTATCCACCAATATCCGTTGCAGTAGAAGGTCCTGTCGGCATAGCAACTGTTCCAGGAATTGAATCTACTGCATATAAGGCTGAAGTTAGACCAATTTTCAGAGGAGAACTGACATCAGTACATTTATCGGATAAAGGGTCGGGATATGGAACTAATGAGATCCTTAATTTTAATAAACTACCTGATGTATCTGTAAATTCTGGCGTAAATGCTCAGGTTAAACCCATTGTTTCTGCTGATGGACGAATTATAGAAGTTATAGTAGAAAATGTTGGATCTAATTATACGTCTGTTCCCGATATAGAAATAATATCTACTTCTGGTATAGGGTGCGTTTTAACACCAATTTTTTCAAACGGAAGACTCAGTGAAGTAAAAGTCATAGAACCAGGAGCAGGATATGTCTCTGGAGAAGTAACTATTGAAATAGTTCCTTCAGAGAGAGACTTTTCGCTCATTCCACAGGTACAAAAGTGGAGAGTAAATTTATTTGAAAAATTATATAATAATGACTTAATTGACTCTGATGATCTTGTTGTACAAAGATCTTTAAGTGATAAGTATGGACTACAGTGTTATTCATTGTATGCACCTAGACCATTGAGAGAAATGGTTTATTCTGTTTCTGAAGGCGGGGATATTTTATATGGAAAACCAGACTTAAAACTGGTAAATTCTCAAGAAACAGAATTTACTGATCATTCTCCGATCATTGGTTGGGCTTATGATGGAAATCCAATTTATGGTCCATATGGATATTCTAATAATGATGGAGGAGTGGTTACTTTAATGAAGTCTAGTTATAGACTCAATTCATCTCGTACTGATGGACCACCAGTATCTATTTTTCCATTAGGATTCTTCGTAGAAGATTTTACTTATCAGGAAAATAATGATGAAAGTTATCTCGACAGAAATAATGGAAGATTTTGTATAACACCAGAGTATCCAAATGGAACTTATGCTTATTTTGTTACAGTCAATCCTACTAGTATAGAGTCTTCTGGATTGTTTGAAAATTATAAGATACCAACATTCCCATACGTTTTAGGAGAAAAGTATCATTCTACTCCAAATGAGTTTAATTTTACAAAAACTTCTAATCAAGACGATTATGATATTGAATCTAATAATTGGTGTAGAAACACAGTTTCTTATAATTTAAGAGAGGATAATGTTGACTATCCTTACATATATTCTCCAAATAATTTATCTCAAACAGGAAAAATTCTATCTACAAACAGAGGAAGAGTTTCTAGAGTAGATGTGAAGAGTCCTGGAGATAATTATAGAGTTGGAGACACTTTAAATTTTTCTGAGATAACTGCAACTGGATTTGGGGCAGCTGGAAAAATTTCTAGATTGAAAGGAAGACCTGTTAGTAGTCTTAATACATCTGAATCTGTAATAGAAAATGCTACTTTTATTCCTTCAACTAAAAGAGGAACATATTTTGTAGAAGCAGCATCTCCACATGATCTTCAACAATTGGATATTGTTAATATTAGTGGACTTTCTACAACATCTTCAAAAATTGAAGGTTTTTATACAGCAGGAATTAGTAGTGAAAGATTCTCAATTGTTGGAGTAGGAACTACTGGAGTTGCTGTTGGAAACCCAAATATTACTGGATTAGTAACTTTCTTTAATGTATCATCGAGTTTGATTCAATCAAACATTGTACCAAATGATATTTTAAATATTGGCGCAGAACAAGTAAAAGTTCTGAATGTTGATAAATCTAATTCTAGATTTAGAGTTCTTCGAGCTGTAAATGGTACTGTTGGGGCAATTCATACTATTGGATCTATTTTGCATGAGAATCCAAGAAGGTTTACGATAGATTCTGGATTTAAAACAAAATATAATTTTAAGAGAAATAAAGAAATATATTTTGAACCACAAGAAACTGTAGGTCTTGGTACTACTGCGGTTGGAATTGGAACAGTTCTGCACTTTGATTCTTTTGGATTAAACACAGTTGGTCTTGGAACAACTTCTGGTTCTAGTTCTCTTGCAGTTCCAATTAAATCTCTTTACATCAAAGATCATAATTTACAAACAGGTGATGAACTTACATATTCTACAAATGGTGGACAAGGTATTGTTTACAATGAATCTGGTAGTATTGGTGTAGATAAAACTCTGACGGATGGACAACAACTTTTTGTCGCTAAGATATCAAAGGATTTAATCGGTATTGCAACTCAAAGAGTTGGCCTTGGATCAACTGGTGGATTTAGTGGAATAGGAAATACGTCTACTACTTTATTCTTTACAGGAGTTGGAGTTGGAAATACTCACAGTTTTGCAACAAACTACGACAACATTACTGGAAATATAATAAAGAGAACTGTAACTGTAACAACAGATGTAAATCATGGTATTCGTGGAGAACACTTTGTCAATATTGACGTAAATCCATCATTTGCAACAACATATGTTGTAAAATATAATGATAAACATAGAAGAGTACTTGTTGGTATAGAAACTTTTAGTGCTGTAGGTGTTAACAGTACTACTAATACCATTACCATATTGAATCATGGATATGAAAGTGGAGACAAAGTAATTCATTCTTCAACTGCACCATGTCAAGGATTGGAAAATGATAAAATTTACTATATTGTAAAAGTTGATAGTGATAATATTAAATTATCTAATAGTCATTACGAATCAACTAAATTAATACCAAGCACTGTAGGAATTGCTAGCACATCATTTGGTGAGTTTGGACTTGTAAATCCACCCATTACAGCTTTTAGAAGTTCAACAATAAATTTTGATCTTTCAGATTCTTCTTTAGGATTTGTTCAACAATCTACTCAGTATTCTGCGTTTAAACTGAATTTCTATACGGATGAAACATACACTGATCGTTGGGAAACTGATCAGACATCTTCAACCTTTAGTGTTTCTAGAACAGGTGTTGTTGGGTCATCTTCTGCTAAGGTATCAATTTCTGTTGGAGATGCAACTCCAGAAAGATTGTATTATTTGTTGGATCCAGTTTCTGACACAAATCTTCCCAATGTAAAATCAGAAGTAATAAGAGATTCCGAAATCTTAAACAACAGTTCCATTATAACGCGGAATAGCGTTTACAATGGAAGTAGAAGGATATCTATTGCAGGAACTAACTTCTTTAAATTTGAATTGGCAGAAATTCCTGAAGCAAATTCATATGAGTCTACTTCATCTAATATAACTTATACGACCGATTGCACTCATACAACTGGACCAATATCTAGTGTAGAAGTTACTAACAGTGGTAAAAACTACACTACTTTACCCGCAATTGAATCTATTAATACTATTGAGGGAGTAGGAGGAGATTTAGTAGCAATTAGTGAAGATATTGGCACTATTGAAAAAGTAAAAATTAATGATGTTGGTTATGATTTTCCAACTGATTCTACATTGAAACCAAGTGCTGCTCTACCTCAAATTATTAATATTGATTCATTTGCCAAAGTTGAAAATATTGACATAACCTCTGGAGGAAGAGGATACTCTTCAGCACCAGAATTAATTTTCTTTGATGGTAAAACTGGAAACCAAATTACTGATATTTCGACAGAATATTCTTTAGGTGATTCGGTTGTAACTATTTTGAGTAATACTAGAGGAATCAATAACTCTACTCCAACAATATTGCCAGTGAGAAATACCAATGGTGTTGGAATTAGTACAGTTGGATTTAATACAATTACTAAAGATGTAACTGTACATATGTCGGTTGGGTTTAGCACATCATTCCCATTTGAAGTTGGAGATCAAGTAATGATCGAAAACACTAGCCATGTTGGTGTTGGCACTACTGTTAAGGGGTACAACTCAAAAGACTATGGATATAAATTATTCACCCTCGATTCAGTAACTCCTAATATTGGAGGAATTGGTTCAGTTGCATATAATTTAAATGATTATTTAAATGAGGGAGAAACCGTAGGAGATTTTGATTCAATAAATTCATCAGGACAAATAATCGCACAGAAGAATTTCCCAACTTTTGAAACAACGTTATCTACAGGTGATTACCTTACTGGTGAGAAAGTTACCACTAATGGAAAAGAGGGTGTTGTTCAAAGTTGGGATAGAACAACAAAAGTTCTTAGAGTTCTTTCTTCCGATGATTTTGTGGAGGGTGAAGTTATAAAAGGACTTACTTCAGAACTTTCTGGAGTTTCATCAAAAGTAACATCGTATGAATCTTATTTTGAAACTGATGTTTCTGCTCAGATATTCAGCGGTAATCAAACTGGTTCTGGAGTTTTGAATGATAATTTGCAGAGAATACAAGATAATTTCTATTATCAAAACTTCTCATATTCTTTGAAGAGCACTATTCCATTTGATGATTGGAATGATGTAATATCTTCTGTAAACCACACTCTTGGATATAGAAAATTCAGCGATCTTCAAATTGAGTCAACAAATTCAACTCAACCTTTGGAAGTCAGTCCTTCCTCTGAATTGACTGATATTACTATTGTAAGTAGTTTGGATTCATTTGTAGATACCAATTGTGTATTTGATTTTGATATTGCAACAGAAAATAATATAATTCTTTCGGATGGTACACTTCTCTCTGATGAAATTGTTCTTGATAACAAAATTTTAACAGATTTTACCGAATCATTTGGAAATAGAGTTCTCTCTATTGATGATATTTCTTCACAATTTAATAGTAATCCTAGAGCTACTGCCTTTACTGTACTTAACTCTTTTAATCTTAGTGATTTTAGATTTAGAAAGTATTTCACTTATCTGAGAGACAAGAGATTTACTCAAGAAAGACAAGCTTTAATTGTTGATCTTATTCATGATGGAGAATTGGGATATCTTAATCAGTATGCAAGACTTGAAACTGTATATGATCAAGGGTCTTTTGATTTCTCAATATCTGGTTCTGAGGGTGAATTGTTATTCTTCCCAAATAGATCATCTGTAAATGATTATGATATTACATCACTTTCTTATAATTTAAATGATAACTATCTTAGCACAGGATCTACCTCTATTGGAGGAGTGTTAATTGACTCAGATAGCACCATTATTAACTCTGGTTCTTCTGCAACTATTGTTAGTATCGGTAATACATATCACTCTTTGAAAGTTCTTGTTGAAATTACTCCAGATGTCACCAATCCATCTCTTGGAAATGGTGCAACAATAAATGGAAATGATTTTGAAGCACAAGAACTGAATATTGTCCATGATGGAACAGACGTATCTATCCTAGAATATGGTAAATTGACCACTTCTACTGGAGGATTAAGTGCAATTGGATTTGGAACATATACTGCATATCTTGATGGATCCAATATTAAATTGGATTACAATCCATCTGGAATAGGAACAAATGCCGTAGTTAATACTGTAGTGGTAGGACTGTCGTCCGTATCTTCAGGCATCTCTACCGTTGATCTCAAACACGCCAGATTACAGTCCACAATGACTGATATTGCATCATCTGGATCACCAACTGAAAATGTTGTTGCAGAATATCCAAGTCATATTTCTACGGAAGAAGATAGATATGATGCTGGATACTTTATGATTCAGGTTCATGACACTACAAATAATCGTTATGAATTCTTAGAATATTTTGTTGTAGATGATCATATTGAAGGAGAATCAACTGGAGAAACCTTTGATACTGAGTTTGCAAATATCCAAACTCATTCTGGTCTTGGAACTTTTGGATCTAGAGTAGTTGTCAACTCTGTTGGTGTTGCTGCAACCACTCAAGTTCTCTTTACTCCTGTAGCAGGAATTAATGCAACTGTTCATGTATATACTAATGCTCTTAGAATTGAAGATGATACAAAGGATGTAATTGATCTGAATAATGCAACCATAGAAACTGGATACGGAGAATACACTGGAACTGAAAGGGACATTAAGAGATCATTTAATTTGACTCATAATAATGATAACATTTTTGAAAGATCATTTACTGGAACTGGCATTAATACCGTTTCAAACACAATTACAATTCCAAATCACTTCTATGTTACTGGAGAACAAGTTGCATATGTTGGTCCAGGTGTTGGAAATACAGGATCAATTGGTGTTGGACAAACTGCATTCCCAGTCGCTGGAATAACTACGACATTACTTCCTGCAACTGGAGTGTTTGTAGTTAAAGTCAACGATAACACTATTAAACTTTCTAGAAGTGCAGAAGACGCTTTGAAGTCTGTTCCGAAGGTTCTTGATTTAACTTCATCTGGATCTATTGGTGTTAATGAGACGCATTCTTTTGTTGCAACAAATCAAAATCCAAAAGTATTAGTTGCTATTGATAATCTCATTCAATCTCCAATTGTTTCTACTGCAATTACAACAACCTTGGGGGATCGTGTAGTAAGCACAGACAATCTCATTGACTTTACTGGAATAACTTCATTCTTTGGTGGAGATCTGTTTAAGGTTGGTGATGAAATAATGAAAATTGATGGTGTTGGTATTGGATCTACAAACACAGTATCAGTCCGTAGAGGATGGATGGGAACAAATATCCAAACTGGACTTTCAACTGGTGATTTGGTAACAAAAGTTGTTGGAAATTACAACATTGTAGGCAATACTCTGAATTTTGTTGAAGCACCATATGGAAACACTCCAATTGGAACTATTACAAATCCTCCAGACCAGAGAGATTTTACTGGTATAACAACCAGTTCTACTTTCCAAGGAAGAAGTTTCATGAGAACGGCTCAGCCGAATACTACAAATGAAACTTATTATAAAAATTACATCTTTGATGATATTTCAAGTCAATTCAACGGAATTGAGAATGAATTTACTTTAAAATCTAATGGAAACAATATTACTGGAATTAGTAATGAAGGTGCAATTATATTAATTAATGATATATTCCAAGTCACAGGTAATGAAAATAATTTCACTTTATCTGAGAGTGTTGGAGTAACTTCTGTTTCTTTTGTTGGCAATGAGAGAACAATTACAACTGATGTTGGTGTCTCTACTTTCCCAAGAGGAGGAATAATTGTTTCCGTTGGATCTCAGGAAGGTCTTGGATATCAACCTTTAGTTGCTGCGGGCGGAACGGCAATTGTATCTGCCGCAGGTACTATTAGTTCAGTATCGATCGCCAGTAGTGGTTCTGGTTATAGATCTGGAGTACAAACTCATATTTCTGTGGGTGTAAACCTTCCAGATGTTTCTGGTTCTACTATAATTCCAGTTGGAATTGCCTCCGTTTCTAATGGACATGTGACTTCGGTTGCTATTACGACTGATAGAGTATTCTATGTCCCACGCGACATTTCAAACGTACTGTATGATCATATAACAGGAATTACTACTATCACAACATCAACTGCACATGGTTTATCTGCAAATGAGATAATTAATGTTTCTGGAATTGCATTTACTTGCAATTACACTGGAACTGGTAAGGTTGGTATCTCAACTGCTGCTTATGATAATATAAGCGGTATCATGACGGTGACCACATCAAGTGCTCATAATCTTTCTACCACGGGACAGAAGAGTGATGTCCTTCTGACTGGTATGGGATTTACTTGCGGACTTGATGGTGGAGCATCTACTCATATCTATCCAAGAACAACTGATCCCGTCTACTGTGGCGCTAAAGTAACTGCTGTCAATAGTGCAACTCAATTTGAAGTTAATGCTGGAGTTTCAACAGTTCCAACATTCTACCTAGGTGGTGGAACTGCACAACCCTCTATTATTGCACCAAGAGTAAATAACAACTCTGCTAGTGGATTTGATCCCGCATCACAAGGATCAAGTGTTCTCAGAATTATTGATAACACAAATTTTGTAATAAATTCTGGCATTTCTACTCGCGCACACTTCTATGCAAGATGTGGAACTGTCAATAAACCAACTGATATTGTAATCGATCCTCCACTTTCATATAGCAATTTACCTTTAGAGTATGTTTCAGGAACAACAGGACTTGGAACAGAAGCTAAAGTCAATGTTGTTGTTGGTCAAGGATCTAGTGTAATTGATTTTGAAATTAATAACACTGGGTATGGTTATGGTAATGGTGAGAGACTAACAGTTTCTGTTGGTGGAACCACTGGAATTCCCACAACCTCCTCTTTCACTTCATCAAATATATTTGAAATTGAAATTGAAAAAGTTATTAATGACGAATTTACTGGATGGTCTTTAGGTGTTCTTGATACGTTTGATGATGTCACCCAGTTTATTGATGGTGCTAGAGTTGATTTCCCATTGGTCAAAGCTGGTGTTACAATATCCATTAATAAATCAAAAGGATCAAAAATTGAACTTGATCAATTACTTTTAGTATTTGTAAATGAGATACTTCAAAAACCAGGTGAATCTTATGAATTTAACGGAGGATCTCAAATAACCTTCACAGAACCATTAAAACTTGGAGACACTCTTAATATTTGCTTCTATAAGGGAAGTGGAGACGCACTTGATGTTATTGATAGAGAAGTTATTGAAACAATCAAATTTGGAGATGAGGTTACTTTAAATTATAATCCAGATCTTGGACAAAAACCATATCAACAAGAAAATGTTAGAACAATTAGTTCTATTACAAATGTTGATACATGTAAAACTCTCCCATATTTTGGACCAGGAAACACTACTGACACTACTTTTGAAAGACCAATAACATGGTGTAGACAAACTGAAGATAAAATTATCAACGGACAAGAAGTTGGTAAAGATAGGGAAATTTATGAACCTGTCATTAATCCAACTGCTAATATTATCGGTTCTGTCGGAGTCGGTTCTACTGCAGTCTATGTTGATAGATTGAGACCATTATTCAATCTTAATAATGAAAATATAGATTCTGGATTTAGAAACACAATTCAAAAAGAAATTAAATTAGTAAATCCTGTGGTTGCCACTGGGGCAACTGCAACTGCTGTAGTTTCTGCTGCTGGAACCATTACCTCAATCACAATTAATAATGGTGGCGTTGGATATTCAACAGCACCAGATGTTAGTGTTGGCATAGGATCTGCAACAGCAACAGCAACTGCAACGATTGTTAATGGATCTGTTAATGGAATCACTATTACTAATGCTGGATCTGGATATACTTCTACAAATCCACCATTAGTTCTCATTGGTCCTCCCGCACAGCAAACAGAGTCTTGTGATGTTGCAGCCGGTGGGTATTTTGGAGATTCTGGAATAATTGTTGGACTTGGAACAACTTCTATTGGAGTCGGTGCAACAGGAATGATGTTCCATCTTCACATTCCTTTTGATTCGGTTATGAGAGATGCTAGTTTGGTAGGTTCTGCCGTAACCTTGAGCGCATTATCAACTGGAGATTACTTCATAGTAAGAAACTCAAATTCAGGAGCAGCATCAACGAGTATAAATGCCTTTGGAACTGATAACTCTACAGTTGTTGGAGTTGGATCTGAGTTCCTTGACAATGTATATGTTGTTAACAATGTAGAAGTGGAGACTCAGGTTATTGCTGGAGTTAGCACTAGCGTGGCTAAAGTAACCGTGAATACAGACATTAATCCAACTGGAGTTCCTGGATTCTCAACAGGAGCATTCCTTGGAGATTACTCTTGGGGCAAAATTGTTTTAGATGCTAGAACAAAAGAAATTTCGTATCCAGCACATACCTCATCTGGAATAGGAACAAATGAATTTACTGGAATATCGACTTCATCGAAGGTTTATAGATCCAGATACATTAGGTTCAAAAAATTCGGATGATTTTTCGTAATAAATAAGTAAAAAAGTCCGTCAAAAATGGCTGCTATTATAACTGATCAGGTAAGAATATTAAACGCGAAAAATTTTGTCGCAGGAATTGCTGATGCAAGTAATTCTTATTATTCTTTTGTCGGGCTTCCAAATCCGACAGATTATTCTAATTCATGGAATGAATCTCCTCCTGCACCAAAAGATAATTTTGATCAGGAGAATGATTATTGGGATACAATGATCGCAATGAAGAGAGTCAACTCTACCGATGTTAGACAGGTAGTTCCAAAGAGAGTTTGGTCCTCTGGAACTACCTATGATATGTACCGACATGATTATAGTCGTTCAAACACTGCTCCAGTGTCTGGTTCTACTAACTTATATACATCTAACTTCTATGTGCTGAACAGTGACTTTAGAGTTTACATCTGTTTACAGAATGGAACAGACCCAGAAAACACTGTCGGTAGGCCATCTCTGGATGAACCAACTTTTACTGATTTAGAACCAAAAGCAGCTGGAACCAGCGGTGATGGATATATTTGGAAATATCTCTATACTATTAAACCAGCAGATATTACCAAATTTGATTCTACAGATTTCATGCCAGTTCCTACGAACTGGAGCACTAGCAACGACACATCCTTAGTCAGACAAAATGCTGTAGATGGTTCGGTTAAGATTGTTGTAATAACTAATCGTGGTTCTGATTTAGGAACAGCAAATCAAACCTATACTGGTGTTCCTATTAAGGGTGATGGTACAGGAGCACTCTGTACTGTTACTATTGATGGAGATTCTAAAATTAGTGAAGTTTCTGTCTCTGCTCAAGGATCTGGATATACTTTTGGAACTCTTGACTTTGAGGCTGCTGGTATTCCATCAGGGACAATTAGACCAACTTTTGATGTAATCATAACTCCCCAAGGTGGGCATGGCGCTGACATTTATAGAGAACTTGGTGCATATAGTGTATTGATGTATTCTAGAGTTGAAAGTGATAATGAAAACCCCGACTTTATTACAGGAAATCAATTTGCAAGAATTGGTATTGTTGAAAATCCACTTTCTCCAGCTGGGGGATCGGTACTAACACTAGATAAAGCAAGTGCAGTCACTGCTCTAAAACTGACTGGAGTTGGATATAGTGAAGCAACTTTTGTATCCGACTCTTTTGTCACTCAAACGCTTGACACTAATGTTGTTGCAGCAGGCAGAGTTGTAAATTATGATCAAAATACTGGAGTTTTAAAACTTTGGCAGGATAGAACTTTGGCAGGATTTACTACTGCAGGCGCCGGAGTTGCAAATCCAACTTATGGATTTGAATTGCAAGAATTTACTGGAAGTCCCTCTTCAAATGGATCTTTAGCAATTACCCCATCTACAGGGTTACCTTTAAGTATTGACAGCACATTTAGCGATAACAAAACGACGATAAATAATCGTACATATTATCTTGGAATGGATTTCACTACAGGTGTTGCATCCCCAGAGGTAAGACAGCATTCTGGTAATATTATATACGTAGATAATAGACCTTCGATTACAAGATCGTCAAACCA